AGTGCGGTTGCTTTGATGAAGAAGTTTTGGCTTATCTCTTTCAAGGTGAGAGCGTTGGAGTTCTCCCTTAATTAAGGACAACAAAAAACCCCCTATCTTTTGGTAGGGGGTTCTTTGCTTTAGGGGTTTTATACTTGTGCAAAGATTTTCAATAAGCGGTCTGCATAATTCTTATCAAGACCTAGTTGTTCACCTTCATCATCATAACCCCCAGCGATAACAACATCACCGAGAATTACATCAGGAAAGTTTGGGAAGTTAGCCAACCAAATTTCAGTTGCTCTTTCATTTATTGGAAGTCCTTGCAACTTTCCTTCTTCATTCATAATAAGTGTGTAACCACTTGCAAGAGTCTTAGCCTCAATAAGACCACCTACCGCCATTTGAAGTGTTAGTAGTTCGTTACTATCTGCCGTTAGGTCAATGATAGAAGCGTTTCCTTCTGCGGTTAGTTTAATTCCTAGTTTCATTTGTTTTCTCCCTATAGTGGTACTTGGTTTCCCACTACCGAAATAATAGATTACTTTCCTGCACTTTGCAAGAATAAAAGAAAAGCTTTGTGCGGTGTGTCTTAGAAAAAGAAAAAGCCCCCCTTGGATAGGGGGGCTAATTCTTGCGGTTACTTGGTTAGGAGTAAGTCCAAGATTTCGCTATCTGAAAGATTGCGGTAAGGGTTCTCATAAGAGTTTGGATTCTCCTCAGTTACCTTAACCTTTAGTACGGTTGCTCCCATTCCCTTTGCATTCTTTGCGGTTTCAGTAATTAAGTCGCATGCATTTGTTGCGGTATCAACATGGAAAGAATAATCTCTTTCTGTAGTGATTGTTCCATTTGAAGTTGCTTCTGTGTACTTAACTGTAATTTGAACTCCGTATGACATTTGGTTTCTCCCTTTTTGTTATTGAAGCCCCTTGCTTCAATAAGTAAAAGATATTCTACTTTCCTGCACTTTGCAAGTCCATAAGTGGTCATTTCGTGTATATGACTAGTCATAGTTTTTCTAGCCTAATAGTCATTAAGTTACTAGTCAGTAGGCTAAAGGATAGTAAGTTACTAGTCAGTAAGTTACTAGTCAGTAAGTTACTAGTCAGTAGTAGTTATTAGTTAGTAGTTCTACTAGTAAGACCTTTTAAAAATAATAAAGAGATATAAATCAAAAGAAAAAATAAAATTAAAGATAACAATAAGTAACCTCAAATCTTGCAAAAAACTGCAAAAAAATAAAAGTAATAGGGCTATGCCTTGTCTCAGTTTAATTTTTAGACTAAAAATTTAAAATTTAAGGGGGGAAAAAATAAAAGATTTTTTTAGAAAAAAGGCCCGGAACGATTTTGAAAAGTCTGAAAAACACCCTCTTTCTTCTCCGGGGCCAAAAGCAAATTATGAAAAGGTTCATATATTTAGCTATTCCGTACAAGATTAGGCAGACTATCTTCTCGTACACCCCTCTGAAAACTCAGTACAATAGGACCATGCTTAATCCACCGAAACTTCCCATAGAGGAGGTTATGTTCCTCTCTACGCTTACACGCTCAGAGATGGAGTCACGCCTACGCGGGCTGTGGAAAGCTGGATGGTCTTTAGGAGTCATAGGAAGCTCCCTCAGCCCTGCTGTGCCTAAGACCACTATCCACTTCTGGGTCCGTAGAGCTTTAGATGTGAAGCAGTTAAGAGCACTTCCTCTACCCCCACCTAAGTCTCTTACAACCTCAGTTCCAACTAAGCATGCCCCTCGACTTAGATCCGTCTCTCCAGGCGTTCCTCCAGAACTAAAGACTCGGCTCCGTGAGCTGTCTGCGTTATCAAAACGTTATAGAGCAAAGACATCTCCTACTAGTCCATTAGCTCAGGCAAATAATGAACTCACTCAGATTGCAAGGCAGCTAAAAAACCGTGGAGTTCCTACCGCCGCTATAGCTGAGGCTGCTGGAGTTACTTATCGAGCTATGGCAAGGCGCCTAAGTCAATGAGTAGACTTTATAAAACCAAAACAGGGACTTACAAAGATACTGATCTAGTTGTAGTTGTTTGGAAGAACCCTAAGAAGACCAAGAGACCTCAATCTCGCTCCCTTGAGACTATGTCTGCCCCTAGCTCAAGTTACCCTATGGCCTTCCCTTTAGTTTCCTTGAAGGACCATCACGCTTGGAAGAATGCAAAGCATGTAAAGAGCTCTGAAGATTTTGATTTAAGCATTGAAGAAAGCTCTAGAGAGTGCCCAATTATGCTTGACCTGCAACTAGCGGGTTATGCATTAGGGTGGAATGATTTCTACATCCCAGAAGAATATACAGAGTTTGGATTAAATAGTTGAGAGCAGTTTCGGATGTCTTCCCAGCACTAGTCTGGATAGCTCCGCCCAACTCAGTTGGGTTAGATGAACTTTCAATACCAGGACCTTCACCTCAAGGAACTCGCAAGGTTGATAGAGTCCGAGTAGTTCTCCTTGGGAATAGCATTTTGATAGCGCAGGATTCTCCAGAAGGACCTAAACTTGTCTTCAGAGAGAAATACACACATAGGCACGTTGATGGGAAGCTTCAAGCAGTTCTAACAGAGTCCGAAAAAGTAATAGCCTTCATAAAGGATGCCACCTGCGGCTGTGGATCCCGTTTAAGAGGCTGGAACCCATACGGACAGAACAACTCGGTCTACTCAAGTGAGGATCCAACAGAGTGAAAGATATAACCGTTCTACAATTTATCCTTCTAGGGCTAGCCACATATCGTGTGACTAGGTTAGTAACTCGTGACATGGTTACAGCCCCTTTGCGTAATGCCTTTTGGAAAAAATTTCCACCAGAGACCACATACATTGGCTACCTATCCACCTGCGAGTGGTGTTTTAGCTTTTGGATAGGATCAGGGTTTGTAATCTCGGCTATCATTATTCCATCAGTAACCTACATAGTTGCTACCGTTTATGCGGTATCTGCTATAGCAGGACTGTTGACTGCATATGAAGATAAGTAAGACTTCATATTCCGCAACTAGGATGACAAGGAGTTACCGTGGGTTTATTTACTAACGACACACCTGATCAACCAGCTTCTCAACCATCCCAGCCAAAGCGCAAAAGAACTAAGTCAACATTTTCTCGTTCTACACAAATAATTCAGGCTCCTAAGCCTTCAACAATTTCTTCTGTATTTACTAATACAGCTCAATCTGCAAGCTACTCAACTCCTAGAACTCTTACAGCTGCAGCAGCTCAAATTAAAGTTAACGACAAGGGTGAGTTCGAGCAATTTAGAATTCGTCGTTCAGCAGGATCGAGTGCATGGCAAGCAGAAGCTTGGGAATACTATGATGCAATTGGTGAAATCAAATACGCTTTTAATTTAGTTGCATCCGTTGTTTCTCGCATTCGTATTTATGCTGCAGTAATTGATGATCCGTCAGAGACTCCAATCTCTGTTCGTCAATCAGAACTTATTGATGATCGTCTTGGTGCAGCAGCAGAGCGTGCACTTGCAAGATTAAATTCTGCATACGGTGGACAAGCAGGATTGCTTAGAGATGCCGCACTAAACCTTTCAGTGGCAGGTGAATGTTATCTAGTTCAGATGCCAGCTAAACCATCTCAAAGATTGCCTGAGTCTTGGGACGTTCGTTCTGTTGACGAAGTAACAACTGATCCTCGTGGCGGTTTTAATATTATTGGTCGTCGTGAACAATCCACTACATCACAAGGTGGAGTTGGACAAGCATCTAAGTTAGGTAAAGATGCATTCGTAGGACGCATTTGGCGTTCACATCCTCGTTTTTCAGATGAAGCAGATTCATCACTTCGTGGTTTGCTTGATCTTTGTGCAGAACTCCTCTTACTGAATAGGACATTCCGTGCGACTGCTCGCTCTCGTCTCAATGCTGGTGCGCTTTATCTACCTGATGGTCTTTCCGTCGCGTCGCAAGGTGACGGCGACTTCCCCTACGATTCTGAGGATGGTATCGGCCCAAACTTTACTGCTGAAGAAGCAGAGGATGAATTCGAAGAACAATTAATGGATGCGATGACAACTCCGATTCGTGACGAAGAGTCCGCATCAGCAGTTGTTCCGCTTATTATCCGTGGTCCTGCAGAACTTGGCGACAAGATTAAGCAGTTTAAGTTCGAGCGTTCATTCGATCCACAACTTGCAGAGCGTTCAGATCGTGTACTAGAGCGCATCCTTCAAGGATTAGATGTTCCAAAGGATGTTGTTACTGGTTTAGCAAATGTTAAGTATTCAAATGCAATGCAGATTGATGAATCACTATACAAGGCACACATCGAGCCACTTATGTTGATCATTGCAGATGCTTTGACAGTTGTTTATCTTCGTCCATACCTAATTGCAAACGGTTTTGAAGAGACACAAGTAAATCGCATCGTTGTTTGGTATGACCCATCAGCAATTGCAACTCGTAATGACCGTGCAACAGATGCAGATGCAGGTTTTGATCGTATGGCAGTATCTGCAAACACATGGCGTCGTGCTCACGGCTTCTCAGATGCAGATGCACCAACTCCAAAGGAACTTTCAATCAGACTTCTTCAAGAGCGTGGTGTATTTACTCCAGAATTTACAGAAGCAATGCTCGCAGCAGTTGCTCCAGAGGTTATTAACACAGTTCGTTCTCAGCAACAGCAATCTTCAGTGGCACCAATTCCGCCTGAGCTACAAGCAGCTCTAGATGCAGCAAGTCAAGGTGCAGAAGCTGCAGGAATTGCTACAGAGGCTCCTACAGAAGGACAAGAGCAGTAATGTCACGCACAATTTCTCAAACTCCTGCTCCTAAAAAGGATCAAGTTAAGGGTTCTAAGAAAAATGCTAAAGGATCTGCATCAGGGACTCGTAAAGTTAAGTTTTCTTCCGCTGTAGAAAAATCTTTGAAGAATAAAGTTGAACAACATAACGAAAAAGCAGGTAAAGGTCGTCGTGCAACAGTTGGAATGTTAAAAGCTGTTTATCGCAGAGGTGCAGGTGCTTATAGCGTCTCACATCGACCAGGTATGACTCGCAATCAATGGGCAATGGGTCGTGTAAATGCATTTTTAAGATTGTTGAAGTCTGGAAAGCCATCAAACTCTGCATACACAACAGATAATGATCTTCTGCCTTCTGGTCACCCACGTTCAACAAAGAAATCAAACTCCATTGCAGCTTCAGCAGGTTTGGTTCCTGAAGAGAGCGATTTAGCAGAAGCGCTAATCGAGATTGCAGACAAATATGGAAAGTTCAATGAAGACGCCACAGGAATCTGGGCAGGGTATACACCACCAGCAGAAAATGACGTCAAAGGAATCGGAGTCAAGTGCTCTAGCTGTGTTTTATACATGGGTAACGGCTCGTGCAGAATCATCGACATGGAAGTCGAAGACGAAGGTAAGTGTCGTTTCGCGGTTATTCCAGATGGCGTCGTTGATGTTGGAGTTCTCGAAGGTGAAAAGCTCGGAAACGAAATCCAATCACCACAAGAACTAGCAAAGCTTGCTAATGAGTGGCGTTACGATCAAGAATTAAACATTGATCTCTTAGCTGAAGAAGATTACTCATCTCCAGAAGAAGCCATCCTTGCTATGGCAGAGTATTCAGGTTATGGATATGAAGCAGAGCACGCAATCCGTGCTTCATGGCTTCGTGGAGTTCGTAACGGGGACAATCCTTTTAAAAGAGCGTCACTACTTGCATCTCTTGGTTACGAAAGCCTAGACGCAGACCTTCTTCCAAAAAAGGTAGAAGAAGATGCAGAATAAAATTATTGTAAGCTCTTATAGAGCATATAGCAGCCGTGAACAGGCACGTTTTATTCGTCAAGAAGCAAATGCACTACTTGAAAAAGCAAATGAATTTTCTACAACAAGCCGTCGAGTAAATCGTAGATCTGCATATAAGGTTCTTGCTCGTTCTCTACAAAAGACTAGAGGACTTCCTTTCTCAATTCGTAAGCATCAAGCACTTACAGAGCTTTCTAACTACATCTCTTTAGCTAAGTACAACAAAATTGTTGGCCTAGAAGCATTTAACACAGATCTACTTCCAGTATCTCACCCAAGATCAACTCGCATGAACACAATGACAGCATCTGCACTTGCAGAGGCTCAGATGCGCTGGGTACTTGATGACCCACGCATTAAAGATGAGACAGTAAAGGGATTACTTGCTTCTGCAATGTTTTCTCCTATCGATTCACCAGAACATAAGTATTCGATGATTCGCTTAGAGAATATGCCTCAAGGACAAGTACCTCTTGAAGTTTTAATAGCTGCTGCAAATCCTTTTGCAGGTAAAAACTCTGCCGCAGCTCGTCGTGCTCGTGAAGCTGTACAGCTTTCAGACCGCTTTGAGCGATGGATTAATATGGGAAGATCCGCAGCTAAAAGAGCTACAGATGGCTTCCGTGTTTACGTTAAAAGAAATGACGGGTCAACTAAGAGTCTTTCTGGAGAACTACTTAACCAGAATATGTTTGATCCGAACCTTGTTGATATTGAAGTAGGTAAGGGAAGAGTTGCAACAGTACCAACGAAGCTTGGTGAAGGTCTTGAAGCCTTTATTAAGAGCAAAGACTCACAAGATGGATACTCTTCTGTAGAAGCTGAGCTCCCTAACGGTGCACAAGCACTCCCAGAAAGCAGCATTGTTATATCTGATGCCCCAAGTATTTATCGTAAAGATGAAGAAATGAAAAATGGCGCTATCAGATACACGGACGATAAATATGACATAGTTAAATTTAATAACCCTAAAGAAGCACAGACAGCAATTGGTGAAGGTCAAAAAAGAGCTGCAGAGTTAGATAAGCCAGAGCCAAAGCTTCTTAAGAAGGGTGAAGTTGATGCAGATTCTGGTAAACAGTTCTGGAATCCTGACGAGCCAGTCTTTGGAGTTTACCGCCGTGGAAAAAATACACCTCTTGCATTTGCTCAGTCTTGGAAAGATGTAAACAACGAAATTTTGCGTGACGAACCTAATCTTGATGAAGATGAGGGTCGTACATATACTCGTCCAGAACCACAAACAGAAGATGACAATGTCCCTCTTCTAGATCAAGCAGATGAAATCTTTAAGCCAGCTAAAAAGACAGCTGATAAGAAAAATAAAGTTTCTTCATTCCCATATGAAGTCCCAGATAGAGCATACGAGTTTAATCCTAACGAAGAGTATGTTCCAGAATTTGAATTTGATGATCCTGTAGCAATTGCAAATGATCAGATGCCAGAGGAGCTAGAGGACGCTCTTGTTAGAGCAGTAGAACCTGTAAGTGATACTGAAAAAGCAACTGGCTATGCCCCAATTAGTTTTACAGATGGTCGTGAGCAAGATGTTCCTGCAGAAGCTATTGCTGCAGCAATTCGTGAGCAAGGTGGAGATGCTGAAATGGCTCTTGCACAAGCTTATGACAAGATTGCTGGAAACAATAAGAATCAGGAAGCCCTTGATAAATCAAGAGGTGTAAAAGATGAGAAGCAGCTCGAAGAAGAAACTAAAAAAGCAGATAAGATTCTTAAGGATGCAGAAAAAGAAGCTAAGAAGATTAAGAAGCCTACATCTGATGAAATTATTGAAGAAGAGATTCAAAAGCCTGATACGAAAAAAACTGAATCTAAAAAACCAATTTCTGAAGAAGAACCTATTGCAGACATGGTTGATGAAGGTGAAGAAAAATCTGTACCTCCGCTACTTAAAAGTCTTTCAGAAGAAGAATTAGCAGGGTATAAGAAAGACGGTGACTATCGATCATTCTTGCCAAAGAATGCAGATATAGATACACCTGAAGGTCTCTACAAGTTAGATCCAAACCCAGTAGACCCTGCAGAAAATTTAATCCCTAAAGAAGTTGAATCAGAATATCCTTTCTACAATGCTGTAGATCTTGCAAACGATAACACAACTAAAGATTTAACTTCGAAGTTAGAAGATGCAATTAAAGGAACTGGACCTCAAGGCCCAGGATTTGGCGAACTCGATATATCTGACCCTAACTTAGAAACAGTAGGAGCTCCCGTTTCAGCAGAAGCTCTGCGTGATGCACTTCAGCTTCAAGGTAAAGATACAGATGCAATCATTGAGAAAATTAACAAGAAGGCTAGCAAAACAAAAGCAAAGTTAAAGCCTCCTGTTTCTGAAGAGCCAGAACCAGAAGCAGAGCCAGATGTAAAAGAAGAAGAAGAAAAACCTAAGAAGACAGTTAGCTACAAGCGTTCAGGTAATCGTACTCTTCTTCGTGCTGGTAAGGGTGGAGCTTTCAAGGATAAAGAAATTGCTGACTTCCTTGACGAGAATGGTTTCGAGTGGACTGGATCTATTGAAAGAGATGGAAAAACTCTTCCAGTTAACTCAGAATCTGCTACACAGACTGATGAAGAGTTTAAGGCTTTTGCTCGTGAACTTCGTGATCGTTTTGGTATTGATCTAGAACCTCGTGCTGCAACTGCAAAGTCACCTGCTCAAGATCCAATTGATATTGATGCCCCAGCTCCAGAACCAGAAGCACCAACTCCTGCTCCTGAACCAGAAGAACCAGTGGCAGAACCTACTCCAGAAGAACCTTTGAAGGACGGTAAAAAGTTTGTAGAAGATATTAAAGTTGGAGACGAAGTTTATATTCCTGGCGTAGGTTGGGTAAAAGTAAAGAGTATCTCTAAAGATGAAAAACGTTTTGAAGGTACTAAAAGAACAGTGCCTCTATGGAAAATTGAATACGAAGATGAAAACGGTAAGACGGGCACATGGAAGTGGATGCCTATTTGGGAAGACGGTCAAGGAAATAAACTTGACGGAAACCTTCTTACTCGTGAGCCTGGAACTGAAGGACCTGAAGTACCTGAAGTATCAGAAGATGTAGCTCCAACTCCTGTGTCTGAAGAGACTCCTACTCCATCAGTAGTACCAGATCAAATTGCTGGACTACCTGCTGGAACTAGAGCTACTAGTAAAGATCTTAATGGCAGAGCAATTATTTGGATCAAGCAAGAAGATGGTTCATGGGTAAACATTAAAACTGGTGAAATTGTAGATGAGCTACCTATTCCTATAAAGCAAATCGGGGGGTCGCAGTGGTGGAGCGACTACGAGTTTACTGCACCTGAAAATCTTGGTGGAGAAGAAGTAGCCGATGACGATGACTCAGATCTTGTTGATGAAGTAATTATTGACAGCGTCATAGATGAGGACAAACCTACACCTACTGTTGACGATATGGTAGATAGAATTAAAGTAAGAAGAAAGCTTACAAGAGCTGAAAGAAAAGCTTTAAAGAAAGAAAAAAAGCATCGCCAGCAGATGCTTATTAAAATTATTGACTCTAACTTTGGTCCTGGAGCTTTCAACTTAGATTTTGCAGAACGTAGAGCAGTTAAAGCAATGCTGTTCGATTTAGATTATATGACTACAGAAGAACTAGAAGATATTAGCCGTGCAGTTAACGCTGAACTTGGCTGGGAGTTTATTAAGAACCTTCCATATAAGCCAGAAGGATCAGACCAAGTTACTGATAAGCCTGAAGAAACACCAGAGGCTGAACCAGAGACCGAACCAGAGGTAGTCGAGCCTGAAGTTCTTCCTACTGAAGAAGAAGTTGCAGAAGCTGAAAGACAACGCAAGCTCAAAGCAATTCGTGATAAGAAAAAGCGAGAGCGTGAAGATAAACTTATTGAAGAAGACGAAAAGGCCGAGAAAGAGAAGGCTAAAAAAGAAAAGCCTGAGTCAAAGCCAGAAGAGCTTTCTAGTGATAAAAAGAAGGTTCTTAAAGAGCTTGTAGCAGAGCGTCGTAAACTTCAAGATGCAATTGATGAAGCAGATTTAGCTGATGAAGTAAAGCCAGAAGAAAAGAAGGCTCTTAAGGATGCTCTAGATGAGCTCACTCGTCGCATTGATGAGATAGTTCTCTCTACACCAGATGAAACTCCAAAGCCTGAACCAACTAAAGATTCTACTCCTTCAGAAAAAACTCCTCAGCTTGTAATTGGAGTAACTACAGATCAACTAAAGCCTGGCGATGTTTTAGTAGACGGTCACTTTACAATTACAAAGATTGAGCGTGAAGGAACAAAGAAGGTAAATGTAGGAGGAGCTGTACAAGAGGTTCCTGCATACAGAATTACTGGCTACTATCCAAACTCTGTAGAGCAGTCAAGCAAGCTTTGGTCAGAAAACTACGCAACAGATCTTTATCGTGGAGCAACAACTCCAGCAAAGGGAGATCTTCCAGAGCTAAATCAGCCAAAGGCAGAAGATTACGGTCCAGAGTATGCATTCCCTAATCAGAGAAAAGTTAAGTTTAAGGATAGAACTCTTTACGCACCTAAAAATGCAGAGCTAGAAGCTAAATTCTTAGAAGATTATGCAGAGTACGACGCAGAGCGTATTCGTAGACAGAATCTGTGGGAAGCCCCTAAGACTTCACCACAAGCTCCTTCAAATCCTAGATATGCTACAAATATTCCTGCATCTGAAATTCAGGTTGGGGATATTGCATTTAGATTTAATAAATTTGGAGCAAGAGAGTTCTTCACAGTTACCAAGGTTGTCGGTACTGCTGACGGTGTTACAACTATTGAAGGTCACTATGTAGGTCATCAAACACAAGTTAAGGAATGGCGATCTGGCACATCTATCGATGTTATTCGCGGGGAGACAAATCTTCCAAAGGCTGGAGACAAAGAGCCTTTAGATAGACCAGATAAGGCTCTACCTAACTACGGACAGCTAGAGAAAGAGCGTCAAGCAAAGATTGCTTTAGCTGATCAAGGCTACACATTCAATGCCGAATCTCCAATGCCTAAGGTGTCAAAGCCTAAACTACCTCCGTTCTATGGTTTTGTAGAGCTACTTCTAGATAATGATGCAGATGGAGCTTCTATTCAAAAGGCTTTAGATGAAAAGGGATTCATTGTTTTTGATTTTGAAACCTTAGGAAACGATGTACAGAATGTACTAAACCCAGATGCCCCTATCCAAGCTGCAGCAGTAAAGTATGTTGATGGCAAGAAGGTAGATGAGCTTAATATTTATATTAATCCTGGACAGCCTCTAGGTAATTATTACTACGAAACTGATGAGTCTGGAAACAGAGTCCTCAAAGCTAGTCGTATGCTTGATGCTGAAGGAAATCCTATAACAGACGAATGGTTAGCTACACAACCTGATCTTAAAGAGCAACTACAAAAGCTTGTAGATTTCTTTGGAGATAAGCCAACTCTTGTAGGTCAAAATGTTGACTTCGACATAAATGTTCTACAACGATGGGCGCAGAAGTTAGATATAGATTTCAGCTTAACCTCTGCTGTAGATACTTTAGGAATTGCAAAGATCTTACAAAATATTGAACGTTCTACAGTTGAGTTCCCAGAGAATCCAAAAGAAGGAGATCAAGCCTTCTCTTCTGCAGGAAATCCTTGGACATGGACTCTAGATAAGAATGGCAAGGGAAGATGGGCCGCTCCCTCTAACGCTCTTAATCAGTTAGCAAAGCGTTTAGGAATAGAAGTTAACTCTTCTGGTTTCCATAATGCACTATTTGATGTAGAAGTTACAGAAAAGGTATTAAGAAAGCTTCTTGAGAATGTTAAAGCTGGAGATCTACCTATCGGTGGAACTGTAGCTTATGCAAACGAATTTAAGAAGTGGATGAACTCTTTAGCCAGCGAGAAGCAGGTAAAGTCTAAGAGAGAAGCTGACAAGATTATCTCTGATGGACTTGCTGGAGAAAAGGTTACTGGCGAAGATGTTGACTCAGCCGTTAAGGAAGTTGGCTCTGTCGAAGAAGAGACTGTAACAATTGTTGAGGGTGAGGAATCTTCAGACTCTCCAAAGGAATATATATCTCCTCTATATGCAGATAAGATTAATGAGGACTGGGTTAAAGATCCAGAAAACACAGACTTTATTACTAATACAAGAATTAAAGATCTAAGGGTTGGTGATTTCTTAGTCGGCTCTGATGGGGAAATTTATGAAGTTATTAAGTTTGAAGATGATGAAGTACGCCCAGCCGATGCTGTAAGAGTCTACAGAGCAAACCTCAACACAGGTCAGATACTTGAAAACAGAAAATCAGAAAGAGAAGACGGTGGAACAGGGTTCTTCTTAAACGGAAAAATTGAAGGCGGAATTTATCGTAGAAAAGATAATGCAGATAAGACCAATGCTCAGATAGAAACAGAAACTATCGAAGCCATTGAAGATGTTGAGCCAGTACTAGTTCCTGAAGAGAAGCCAGTTAAGGGTGAAGAAATAACCCCAGAACAAGCAGAGACAGTTGTAAATGATGCAATTGATGCAATCACAACTTCTAAGCCAGATGCATCTATTGAAGAAGCTGTAAAGGGTCTAAATGTAGACGAGACTGTAAAAGAGCAGGTAGTTGCAGAACCTGAGGCAATTACACCTAGCCCAACAGTAGGCGGTTCTCCGTTCCACATATCTGCTGATGGAGTAACTCCAGTTAAGTCAGGCGATAAAGTTCTTCATGCTAAGACTAAAAGAATTGGCGTTGTAAGCGTTCTTCTAGATACTTACAACAAGAAATATACAAATTATGTAAAGGTTAGATACGAAGATACTGGAGAAAGAGAGCCTGTAGCTTCTAAGAATCTTATAATTACTTACTCTGCACCCGAAGCTGGGTCGGTTCGTAAACCTCTTAGAGACGAAACATCAGTTACAGAGGTTACTGCAAAGATTAAAGATATTCAAGGAGATTCACCAGCTGAAGGTGCATTAAATCCTGAAGAGCTTGCACAAAAATGGAAAGAAGCAGAAACAGCTCGTGACGCTAAAGTAAAAGAAGTTAATTTTGTAAGCACATCCCCTGATGTAGTAAGCAAGATAAAAGAAAATCTTCCTACACGAGTAACTACACCAAGCTCTCTTCCAAGTCTTAAGACTGGAAATCCATATGATGTAACTTTTGCGTTCGATAAGCCTACAGCTAAAGAATTAAGTAAGTCTGCAGTAGAGCTTAATTTAGACTCTGAAGATGATTTAATTGTTTTTAGAGCATCTAAAGATCTATTCCTTAGAAATCAACCTGTTGCAACAATTAAACCAGATGGATCAATAGTCTGGCAAAAAGAAAATGATAAGCGTTCATTCTCTCTAGAACTACAAAAAGCTTTAGAAGATTTTATTAGCCCAATTACAAATCTCAGTGCTATGGCTATCATGCCAGAGCCTGAAGATTTAGAAGGAACAGACGTAGAAAACTTTGGCAATGGAACTCTTCTAGGCGAGTCAGAGAGCTCATTTGACTACAACAACATTTCTAAGTTCCCTCCAACAGAGGAGCAAAGAAAGATTGTTGATGCAATTATGGCTGGTAAAGACCTTGTTGTCCAAGCTCTTGCTGGAACTGGAAAAACATCTACTTTAGTTCTAGCAGCTAAAAGACTTCTTGCTGAAAAGCCAGACGCTAAACTTCTTTACATAGTATTTAATAAAGAAACAGCTGAAGAAGCTCTAGGAAGAATGCCAAAGAACGTAGATTCTAGAACTATGGATAATATTGCTTATTCTATGTTAGAAGATAACTATAGAAGCAGAAACAAACTTAGCAATAAAGATAAAATAGGTGATAGAAGTCTTATTGACTTTACAGATTTTGTAAACCTATTTGAGTACTATAAGTATGAGCCAGTGACTTTAATGATTAGAGGCGCTGAAACTACTCTAGGAAGAAACGATCTCGTACAAGAGATTAGAGAAGCTGTTGATAGATTTGCAGTCTCTGGCGACGATGTTTTAACTGAAAAACACTTTGCCAAGAAGATGCCGTTCTTCGATACAGTTCCAAAGGTTTTAGTAGATTATGCAAAGAGAATGTGGGATGACGTCAGCACTGAAGGCGGATGGGATCCTACTTCTAAGAAATTATCTAGAATTGACTTCTCACACATGCTAAAAACATGGGCACTTACTAAACCTCAGTTTGCAGATGGATTAAATTCTGGATCAACAAGTGAAAAAGACTTTAAGGGAAGAAAAAATGAACTCTTCTTCTTCGATGAAGCACAAGATATGAACCCAGTAATTGTCAAGCTTCTAGCTGATCAAGAAAATATTCAAAAGGTTTATGTTGGAGACAGTAACCAAGCTATCTACGCATTCCGTGGTGCTGTAGACGAGCTAAATAATGTTAAAAATGCAGAAGAGCTATATCTTACAAAAACATTCCGTTTTGGAAATATCATTGCAGCAATAGGAAATAGATTCTTAACAACACTTGGATCTAGAAGAAAAATTGTAGGAAAGCCAGGAGAAGATGATGGCGTTATTCTTGAGAAAGAAATGGAAGATCCAGATGTAATTATTGCTAGAACAAATGGTGGAGTTATTGACTCTGTCTTTGATTTACTAGCTAAAGGTAAGAATCCTGGACTAAACCTAGAAACATATTACAAAGCTTTATCATATGCAAAATCAGCTCAGTGGTTAATGGCTGCCAATAAGGGAACACCTCCATACAAGAAGCCAAAACTACATGAAGATTTAGCTGGTTTCCAAAACTGGAACGAAGTCTTAAAGGCAGTTAACGAAGGTAAGTCAGTTGGCGGTGCTATGTACATGGTTCGTCTTCTAAGAGATAGAAAGATGAACATTAAAGAGTTAGTAGATAAACTCAATAGCATCACTCCAATTCGTGGAACTGGGTTTAGAGAAGATGTATATGTACCTGTAGGTAAAGAAGCAATTCAAGATGGAATTACTGGCGATTTTGGCATGGGAAGAAACAATAAAGGTCATATGTCAATGATCCGATACACCATTAAAGATGGTGTTTTGGAGCTACCTAACTCAAAATCTTATTTAGATTTTCTTGTAAAAGACCCTGTATACATTACAAAGAAGGGTGTAGACAAGTACGGAAAAGAGGTAGAGTATAAAGTACCAACAGTGTCCTTCACTAAAGATCAAGAAGATGACATTCTTACTTTAATTAACGATATCAGAAGATGGGTACAAAACTACGCTCCAAGAATTCCTATTGATACTGAAGTAATTACCGCACATAAATCAAAGGGTAAGGAGTGGGATCGTGTAAAGCTTCACGATGACTTTAAGCAGCCTGAAATTAATGATGAAGGAGAGATGGAGCTTCCAGATGCGGAAGAGCGAAGAATTTCATACGTTGCTGTCACTCGTGCAAAGAAGGCTTTAGATATTGGCGATAGCCTAAAGTGGATCTTCGATGTAACTTCAGAAGAAGATGGAAAGCCTGAAGAAATAGAGATTGAAAAACTTATCGGTATGTCTGTTACTGCAGATCCAGATCCAGTAACTCCAGAAGAGGTTGGCAACGAGGTTGTCAAGGCTAGAAAGATTACAGATCAGAAAACTCTAGAGGTAGCTAACCGACTAATCGAGCTTATTGAAAAGGGCGTTGTTCCTTGGACTAAGGGATGGTCTGGTGGAGGCTTCCTTCCAACAAATGGAAAGACAAACAAGAGTTATCAGGGAACCAACACGCTCGCTCTCTGGGCAGCAATGCACCTAAATGATTGGACAGATCCTAGATTCTTAACCTTCAATCAAGGTAAATCTCTTGGAGGCTTTGTTCGTAAGGGCGAAACAAGCACAAAGATTTTAAAGCCTAATGTCGTAGCTAAAGATGTAAAACAGCCAGATGGAACTATTAAAAAAGAAGGCTACATCTACTTTACAGAAATTCCAGTGTTTAACGTGTCTCAATTTGAGAAACTAAATCTTCCACCACTAGTAAAGAAGGATCCAGTTCCTGTACTAGAGATTGAAACTCAAATACTAGAGTCATACAAAGACCATCCAGAAATTATTTACAGACCTCAAGATGGAGCTTTCTATCGTCCTTCTGAGGACAAAATTTACTTACCTCTAAGAGAGCAGTTCGACAGCAGTCAAACTTTCATTGAAACTCTTTTCCATGAACTAGGTCACAGTACAGGACACACTTCACGTTTAGGTAAAGAAGGAAAGCGCAAAGATCTTCAAGATAATTATGGAGACCACAGAGCAAGCCGCGGTGAAGAAGAGCTTATTGCAGAAATTACAGTTGCACTCATTGCTGCAGAGTTTGGTGTTGAAATTGACTGGGGTAACACAGCTTCTTATGCAGAAGGTTGGTTAAAGCCTCTTAAGGATGATCCAGGAATGATTATCATTGCTGCAAAGCAAGCTCAAGATGCAGTTAACTGGATGCTTGGAATTAAAAAAGGAGATACGCCTGACCAAGTTGGAGCTTCTTTCCCGGGATTACAAGATTATAAAGATGGTGGATCTGGCGGATTAGTTGGATCTAGAAGCACTGTAGGTTTTGTATCTACCGATGCGCTAAAGGATATGGCTGGCAATGTTGCTGGAAACGAAGAAGCTATAGAATCTTATAGAAAGTCTCTTCGTGAGGGTAAAGGATTTGCAATAAGAGATTTCAATGGAAAACCGTTTAACGATCCAATTATGGTGATCTATGATGATGAAACAGGTATGGCTTTTGTTGGCGAAGGAAACCACAGACTACAAGCAGCTATCGCTGAAAACATTCCTTTTGTCCCAGTTCGCGTCGTTAGAGGTAAAGCTAGCGAAATGGTTGAAGATGCAGAAAAAGGAAAATTCCCTAAGCAAATTAAAAACAATAAAGAGCCAAAATTTGTAGAGACAACTGGTGATAGAGCAGGGGAGCCAGTAAGTGCTGGCTACATCCCACCAGAGATGCACCCAAGCTTTGTATTTGATAAAGAACTTGTTAGCGATGAAGTTCCAAATTTTGTTTCTCAGAGTGACCCCTTTGGTCCTCCAGAGCCTGGCGAAGGTGTAGGTAGTGAAGGTCAAACTGGAGAAGAAATTGCTGATCAAGCACCTGAAACTCCAGAAGCAACTCCAGAACCTAATGTTGGCGAACAAGGTCAAACAGGTGAAGAGATTGCTAGCAAGGCTCCAAAAAATAAAGACGCATCTGTAGAACCTACAAAGTTTACTTTTTCAGGTGAAGAATATGATTTGTGGGACGACATTACCTATGACCGTGAATCAGATAGAGGAATAGACAACGAAGGTATTGAAAGTGGTCACGGAATTTTTGCTTCAAGACTTCTAGATGGACAAGAACTAATAACAGACAGAGGCGAGATTAACAACTACATTTCAGAAATTTTAAAGAAATATGGTTATGGTAATAAATTCTTTATATTAGCTAAAGGCGCTGTTGCCGATAAAGTTTTAGGGGCAGACCCTATGGAAGGGGGACAGGGTATAGAAGCTGGAGTAGGTCGTTCAGACAGCTCTATTATTCCTGAAGGTAACCCTCTAAAAGAAATCGAGTTCCCTGTATTTTTAGCTAGATCTAGAGGAATCTCTAAGGTAGCTATGCTTCACGAAATTGCTCACCTTATGGAAGCTGGATGGAGAACTGGCATCGGAGGAGGTCATAACATGATATGGCATCAAACATTTTTAACACTTCTACGTCAAGAAGGTTTCCAAAAAGAGGCTAATCTACTAGCATTGACCATAGGAGAAGTGAAAGGAGATACAGGTGCCATTAGTCCCTGAAGAAATGGAAGACTACATACTTCCAGAAAATCTTTCAGATAATGAAAAATCGTTTCCAGCATCGAAAGATTCTGAAGAAAAGGATAATGTATAATGAGTCTTACAGATAAAGAACTTTATACAGAGGCAATGATTGCTGCTTACAGAAGGCTTATGGATGTCGCTTTCTGGGATCCAGCAGCAGCCGATGATGATGATGAAGATGCTGAACCTAAAAAGGAAGAGGATAAATGAAAACCATAGTGGTTAAGTCCTATCCTGAAGAAGGTATGGCTCTTGCCTATCTTAAAGGCGAAGATGTTGTTAAGCAGTGCGTATTTTATAGCGAGAAATTTGGAATTCGTACTCTTATAGATGGCAAGTGGCGTTCATATGCCGAAGGCGATGTAAGTCTTGATGGCAAGTCATTTATCTACATTGAGCCAGCTAACTACAAAGTTGTTCGTGAGATGTTTGAAAAAGCTACGATTTCTGGTAAGTATCTTACATATAAAGATGTAGAAAATTATAGAGTTGATTATCAACTAGGTAAAGCCGTTACTGCTGCCGTAGAAACATCTGAAGGATGCCCTCCAGCAACCCAAGATATTGGAATTAATCTAGATAACCGCAAGAACGCAATTGATACCGCTATGTATGGACCTCTTAATCCTCTAGAACCTAACGACGAGTACTGGCAAGCAATTGCAGATGAATGGTCAGTCGATAAAGAGACTGCAAAGAAGCAACTTTGTGGCAATTGCGCCGTGTTTATTCAGACACCAAAGATGCTTGATTGCATTGCTTCTGGGCTTGGTAATGAAGAAGGAAATGATGCTTGGGGCTCAATCGATGCTGGAGATCTAGGGTATTGTGAAGCATTCGACTTTAAATGCGCTGCATCCCGCACATGTCGTGCATGGGTCGCTGGTGGACCAGTAACAGAGGAGAGCAAGTAATGGACTATGTTGGCCGCAACGGTTCTAAGGTACTTTTCATCTCCGAAACATTAGGGGCAATTGTTGACGAGTTCCAAAATGTTGTAGTCGAGTTAGACCTTAAAGAGCCTTTAATTGCAGCCACCTATTGGGACAATAAAGATGAAAGACCTACTGGACCTGCAGTAGAGCTTGCAGCGGCAGCACTTACAGATTTAGATATTAAAGTTTTTTCAAACAATGATCGTATGTATACAATTCCTGACTCAGTTGTTGCTGAGGCAAAGCGTGGTCTTGAGTGGCGTAATGAAGAAAACCGTGGTGGGACCTCAGTAGGTCTTAACACTGCTCGCACTCTTGCTCGAGGTGGTCAAATTGGTATTCGCAAACTTCGTCATATTGCTAAGTATTTTCCACGTCACGAAGTAGATAAAAGAGGAACTGGCTACAAGCCGGGGCAAAAGAATTATCCATCAAATGGTCGCATTGCTTGGGCTCTTTGGGGTGGAGATGCAGCTCGCTCTTGGGCCTCTGCAATTGTAGAACGTGAAAACAAGAAAGCTAAGTCAAACTCAATTACTGCAGGTGGCTTAGATCCTATGGAATACGAGATGCCAAAGAGAGTTAATTACGATTCTTTCATTGTCTCTAAGACAATGCCTGAAGATAATGTAATTGAATTCTTTGCCCGTATTCGTTTAGATGGATCAGGTATTGATCGCTTATATCGAATTGAACCAGCAGGTCATATCTATGTTTGGGACGATGGCGACTGGGATGACATGGGTATGCCAGATGCTGATATGTCTATGTATGACAAAATTCTTGATGACCCTAACGATACAACACCTTGCGGACAGGTTCCAGTAGATACTGAAACAGCACTTTTCATTGCAGCACTTCTTGATAACGAACCTTTTATTGCACATAAGGTAGATAAGTTATATCCAGAAGAAAGCAAGATTTATGAAGAAGCATATCCAGATCTTGATATGGATCTGCTAGATGATTTAGCTCTTCAAGATGAAATGTCTGACTCTTGGGATTTTGTTGATGACAGTTTAACTGCAGCTGGAGAGCAGGGTCCAACATCTGGTAAAGGTGACGGAGTAGATACTCCAGCAGATAAGGCAATGAGAGCAAATGTTCAGCTCCGTGATAAATCAGGTAAATTTGCAAAGATGGGTGGCCGTGTAGTTATTGGCGGTAACTCAAAGTATCAAGGAAACATCCGATCAATGGATGCAGCTACACAGACAGTTAAAGTAGAACTTAATAATGGAAATACAGTAGATGTTCCTGCAAATATGACAGAGCCTTTAGAGTCATACGTTCCTATTCCTAATGCAGTTGCAGAAGGAGAGTTGGATACTTCAGGAATTCTTGGTGAGCCTCGTACTCCTATGGATTCACCTATCCGTATGCCTGGAACTCTTCCACCACTTAACGCAGCAAATCTTAATCTCATGCTTACAAACTATCCTCAATGGGTATCAGAGCAAAGACTTTCTCCAGATGTTTCTCCAGTATCTTCTAATCAACCAGGAGGAACTGGAACTTCATCAACACCAGCAAAGGCACCAGCTAGATCTGAAAATCCTCTAGCAAAGTACTACCCTCAACTTAAGAGTGGCGCTGAGATGAAAGCAGTCAATGCTTACAATGTTGCCAACCTTAAAGACTGGTTAGCATCAGATAAAACTGGAAGACGAACAGCTCCTCCATTTATGGATCCAGCTAAAAATAAAAAATATGTAGAAGAAAAAGGAATTGATAGTCCTTGGTTAGATTCTAAAGGAAGAGCTATAAAAGCTTCTGCAGAAAGCAAGATGCTTACACCAGAAACTTCAGACGTTGCAATTATTCACATGGCTATCGTTTCCCCAGACGATCCTCAAGCAGTCATGGATTTAGTTGCACTTCATCCATCTACAAAAGACACAATTGAGCCAACTACATATAGTAGGAAAAAAGGCCAATGGGTGCATGACCCACAAATTTTGTTGGACCTTAAAAGTGCTACACCGCCTCCAGTTATAGTTTTAGATGACGCAACTTTAGTTGATGTCATCGAACAGATTGATAATAAAGCAATCACTGCTGCAGGTGGTTTAGATCGCAACCGTGGACAAGCAGAGAAGCTTCGTCGTTATTGGACATATGGCAAGGGTGCAGCCAAGATTCGTTGGAAGACTCCAGGAGACTGGACTCGTTGCTATCGTCAATTAGCTAAATACATGGGACCTCGTGCAAAGGGCTACTGCGCTCTCCGTCACAAGGAGATGAATGGCTACTGGCCAGGAGATAAAAAGAACCAAGAAATGGGTGCCTTTACTGTCAATACTTTGCGTGATTATGATGAACTTTTGAGCACTTTTATTATGCGTGCTAAAGCTTCAGATGCTAGAGCAAGGGTTATGACTGCTGGCGGAGAAATTGAAAATCAAGATGGAGCCGAGTTTTTTATCCCTCTTGTAATCCCTGAAGAAGTTGAGTCAGGGGATGGAAGAATTATTAACAAAGATGCTCTTTCTATGAGAGAGCTTCCACTACCGCTTTTGTGGCAAATTCAAACAGGAGAAGGACATAATGGGTCCGTTGTAGTTGGAAAAATTGTCTCGATGGAAAAAGTAGATGGCGGAATTGGAAACGCTAAAGGATTTTTTGATAAAGGCTCATACGGTCAAGAAGCTGAACGATTAGTTCGTGGTGGCTTCATTCGCGGTGTTTCGGCAGATCTCGATCAATTTGAGGGTGACGAAGAGGTGCCAGAGATTAAAGAAACTTCTGACACTAAGGTAGAAAGCGGTAAAATAAAGATCAAGAAAGCACGAGTCATGGCTGTGACTTTGGTGCCGAAGCCAGCTTTCCAAGAATGCTCAATTCAACTCGCCGATGAGCTCGGCGGAGAAGAGGAA